GCTTAATAATTCGCGACCACCATCTGCACCTCGCCCGTCATCCCAGATACGAATGAAATCACCGCGGGCTTCAGGTAATACCAGCGAAGGAAACACTTTCGCCAGCACAGGGTAATCAGAGGCAGAAAATTTCGCCCCGTTGAACTTCAAAAACACCATACCGGACCAGCTGTCGATTACAGTATTTGGCATTGCCGCGGAGGGCCAGAAGAACGGAACGCCAATAGTTGGAGCACCTTCTCCCAAACCAAGGTTTTCGAGAGCCGTTTTCACCGTGCCATCCGATTTGATATCACCAAACGGATTCTTGCGGCTCAGGTATTCAACAGCAAACCCCGATCCCAGCAATTCAACAAAACCGGGCAGATCACCATTATCAAGCACATCCCGTTGCGTTTTATCACTTACAAACTGGGCCAGAGCTGCAGCAATAAAGCTGGCCTGCCGAATAACCTTATTGACTTGCGCACTGGAGGCTTTCCCTGCTGTAAATCCAGATAAAAGCGCGGGCAACGCTTCCCATTCCTCCTGCGATATAACATTGGCATTTCGATCCGTTGCAAACGCTTTAAAGTCATTTTTCGCCATCAGAGTAATACTCCCCATGCTCCTACATCAAAACCACTGATGAATTCGTTATCCATATCAAAACCAAAAAATTTTGAGCCTTCCGATGGGGTTTCCACCGAAGGTGTTTCAATGCCACCCGCCCATACCCCGGCGGCTTTTACTGTGAGATACCCCTGTTTAATTGCCGCAATTAACTCACGCGATACATCTGAAATATCAGTATCAGGAAAGACCCAGACCGATATCGTCATGTCCTGGTTATCGACTATCTGCATTCGCAGTCCGGATCCTGCTGTTGCCGCGTCAAGAATTGCCGGAAGCGAATCATTCCGTCCGTCCCAGTTATTAATCGCAATCTTCGCTTTAAGGATGACACGATAAGTTTCATCGCTGAGGTACATGTATCCGGAATCAGGATCGTATGGCCCCTGCCATACACCCTGATCATATCCAAGCCCGTCGGTATCCCAGCTGAAATAGACACCTGAAATAGGCTGGCTGACAACACGGCTACGTCCGATCCACAATCCCAGAATGTCAAGTTGCACACCAACCGCAGAGTCAATATCAAATGCAGTAATCAGCCCTCTGGTGGCAGCCGCAACATCAATAAGCGGCCGGGTCATCAGATCAACATGTGCAAGAAATTTAGGTTTGGTGGCGTGGTAGTTCGTGATTAGTTCGGTGTATTTGCTCATGACTCCACCGTTATAACGATATTTTCCGGGGTACAGGACGCAGATTCGTTATATCTGATATCAATGTTTGATGACGACAAAGCCCCCGGGGATTTCCCAATCGTCAGTTCCTGAATATCGTAATAGCGTGCATTCCCGCCACTCACCACGCCAAGATTCGCCGGTGAGTAAATGCGACTTAAAAGGACCGAATTACCAATCATCAGACTATTGATATAGTCGGAAATAGCCTGCTGGATCTGCTGCCCTATCTGTGAGGTATAACCCGTAAAAACTTTTAATTTAATCCGGGCATAAACAGGCACATCACTGGAACGCGAGAATTTGATTACATGGGGATTGCCGTATTTATCCGGAACCGTAACGGATGTTGTACCGTGAGTGGCTGTCCCCTGACCTTTATTCCCTCTGATAGCCTGAGCAATATCCGTCACATCACCGCCATCCACAATTACAGCAACAGAGTGTGGTGGTAACCCGTTACCGTCCTCCGAACCAGTATCGTTTTCATAGAGTTTGTGGCGGGTTACACCGGTAACATTAGAAACAGCACCATCCAGTGCTTCAAATGGGGTTATTGATGGCAATGCAACACTTTGCGACTGGCGGATACGTAACTCCGCATCAGTTTCTGCCGGAGTGCCCACAGTAGCCGCAGCAGGATTGGTTACCGAAACCCAGCCACGGGTTGGCGTATTAATTTCAGTGATAGTTCCATCCAGCGCCGCCACTGCACCACTGACAGAACATGTTGCGGTCGCCATCACTGTACCATCCACGCCGACCACCACTGAAGCAGGCAAACGCCATATCACATTATTACTGTCTTTCACGCTGCCATTAATGATGGTTGTTCCGGCAGTTCCTGTAAGAAGCAAATCAACCGTAGAGTTCGTCGCACCTTTACGTGAAATACCATTTATTTTCACGTTGCTGGTCAGTGCAGCCCCATAGCCGGTTGCCGGTGAAAAACAGTTGTAGACAGTTATCGCCATATTATTGGCATCATGAATCGCCAGCGCTATCAGAGCCACCATCTGGCCGTCTTTGCTGTCCGGTTCGAGGTAGGCATCACTGCCATAAATCTGCTGAAAATAGCTAATCAGGGTGCTGAGTATCGTCTGATAATCAGGCGCACTGATCCCCTCTGCGGTTACCTTTGCAGATAAACCAAGAGAATCAAGGTTCAGAGCCATTACGCCTCCGATGTAACAGTCGTTATTCCATAAAGAGTGTCGATTTCAGCGGAAAACATGACACGTCGGGTCGTGGTATCCACCGTCGTATTGAAAGAGAGGATTGATTTAACGCCCCGCGTTTCGAGGATGCGCTTACGGATCGCCAGGTTGTAGGTTTCCAGCTTCTGCTTACCGAGTACGGACTGGATCCACGGAGTCCCCTCAGTGGTGTCGAGAAACCATTGCCCATACCACAATTCGAATCGCGTTTTTACCGCCTGCGCCACGGCCTCCGGTGAGTTAATCAGCCAGGTGTCATCACCGCTGCCAAAGGTGTAATCGCCAACGGAGTCTTCACGTCTGTATCGCATCAGTTAGGCGCTCCTGTGTTACCGCCGCCGGTCTGTACTCCGCCGTGCGTGTGCGTCATCAGGCTCTTACCACCAGCTTTTACATCGTTAGTCACCGTGACAGGGCCAAGCATCGTCGCGGTGCCGCCGCTTTCGCCCATCCCCTGAGAAAGATTCCCGTTTATTGTCACGTTGCCGTTTAGCGTGATGGTGGGTGATGTGATCGTGGTTCCTCCTTCTGCTGTCGCCGTCAGCGCGCCGGGGGTTTGAACCGTGATGTTATGGCCTGCGGCCACTTCCACAAACGCAGCGCCATCATCAGTACGCAGTTGCGCGGCGCTGGTGCTGATTCCGCTGATTTTCTGCGCCTGCGACTGGGGACCTACAATACAAAACGCATCCGATAAATCATGCATTCTGTCATCAACAGGCTCCTGTATTCCGCCGTTCTGCCACCAGAAATCAATACAACGATCGGCAAAAATCACCAAACATTCATCACCGGCTTTAACTGGAAACGTTAGCGTACAGCCTCCGCCACGCGGGAATACCACTGGCACATCCACCAGCAATGGGTAATTTTTGGTAATGCGGTTGCCGTCGTTATCAATTTCAACGTAACGGATAGCAGGCTGTACAACCGCCGTCACCGCATCAGGAGCGAATGACTGAACAATGCCAGGCAAGGCGACACGGATCTGGTTCTTTGTTGTTTCCCGTTCAGATTTAAATGTTTCGGCAAGGTCGCCGCTGCGGGTCTGGTCAGATACTGCCATTTAGTAGGCTCCAGAAAGCAAAAAACCCGCCAAGTGGCGGGTTTGAATTTTGAGAAATTTCAGCTTATGCAGTTAACGAGTCATCACCAATCTTCAGTAATTGATTAACGATTGCATCGACCTCTTCCGCATCCAGAATTACACTTCTCGCGGTAATCCGGTTGATTTTCCGCTCAAGCTTGTAATCAGAATTAACACGTTGGGCATGCGTCATTTTCAGTTTAACGCCGATTTTCTTTACTGCGTTAACATCAACATCGTTAAGTGCAGCTGCCTCACCACTACAAAAGGCCGTATAGACTCGCATGTGAACTCCACCTTTTAGTTTTTCACCATCTTGTGTAGCGGTCGGTACCAGATTGTTGGTGATCCGTAAGGCGGAATGGTACATACCATAGTATGCTCGGCTAATAGCATTTCTCGTCCACATCTCACCGTTTAGAGCCAGGGAATGCTTAGCCAATTCAAGAAAACAGGTATGCTCAACCGACATTAGAGTTCCCCGGCTTCAAAGCATCCGACGCATTCTGAATCCGCAAGCCCCGCAATAATAATCTCATCAGCCAAGGCATTATTCATCTGCGAAAGAAGCACTGGATCGTCTGTTTTGACTTCAACGAACAGCGTATCAAGTTCTGACATTACATAAAAAGCATGAGCGCCAGCAAGACGAGCGCGGTACTTTTCTGCAACGTTCATCATGAGCCGCCCAATAGTTTTTAGCTCCTGAGCATGATCTTTTTGGGTATGCAGATAATTGAGCGTGTCATACCATTTGCCCATATCTTCAGGGCGCGGTACTTCCATTGCAGTTAGCATCGGCATCACCTTTTCAAGCAAATCGATATCAACCCAGTATGCAGAAATTGTAGCAACCTCAGCCAATATCGTTGGATTAAGTGAATCAGATGCTTTCTGAATCATCACATACTGGCGAGCATGCAAACCTAAGTTACGCAGCGCAATCGTATAGTTACAAAAAGAAACTGGATCGTTAGGCGCTATTCTCAACCCCCGCTCACAGAGTGAACATCCTTCATCTATTTCACCAAGAACAAGCTTAGCTAAGCCTTCAATTGATAGCCCCTGATAACGTTCAGGTAGTTTCTTCGCTTCACGAATGATTCGATGGATTTCAAACTCACTCAGAAGGTTTTCACCCTTAGTTAATGAAGGAGTCAGAAGATCTAACAGTTCTCCTGATTTTGGCTGCGCTAAACTCATGTTTTAGTTATTCCTGGCTTTAATGAAGTAGCATATCGATGGCAATCCACCATCAAAAAGTCAGTGCAGTGTAATCGCTCGTCTCAAAAAACAACAGTTTTTAGAGCACATTTTGTTGTTTTTCAGGCGTTACGAATTTCAGGTTACCTTCACCCAGCCACTTTTTTACAAGGGAAAGATCCGATGATTTTCGGCGCATCCATGCTGTTCTGCAGAAGCTGGACATTCAGGAATCGCGTTTCGGTACCAGGGCGACGAATGTATTCAAAGCCGTAGTTGTTACCGTCTTTGGCAGGCATTAGCCCCATATCAATCTTAATGCCATCAGCACCAAGATTTGTAATTTTCTGAGATGTGACGCGTTCACCGTTAATCATGTCCATTTCCCCCAACCTTGCAGTGATGGTGTAAGGTCCACAATAAGCGGTGTAACCGCTTGCAGATGCCCCAAATGACATAAAGGCAACAATTAAAATGGCTAAGGCTTTCACATTTACTCCCGGTTAAGCGAGCCCTGAGTGCGGAGATCCGCCGCGCCACGCGCTTCGCACATCATATCCATGTACCACGCCAGGCCCCTTGTATCGCCAGTGTACATAATCCCGCGCACAATATAAACGCCATCCGTTGCGATGCTGGCAGGCTGCGATGTGGTGCCGCTTAGCGTGATATTTCCATCCGTGTTCTGGTCGGTGATCTGACCACCAGCCATCGCAATATCGTTGTTCGACAAGGCGGTACGATACACGGAAGCCTGATCCAGCTGAATGAGTCCGTTAACCCGGATGTTCGGATTAATAAGCGCGCGGACGTTTACGCCGTTACCGATAGTCTGCTGCGGCATGCCAATAAGCCCGGTAGCGCTGTTGAGCACAATCGCTTCATGAACATATTCGTTATTCGCCACCATCTGGCGTTGACCGTCCACGAATTGCCATGTTGCGCCACATTGTCCGGCCACGTTATCCATAAGATGCCGTGTCATGCCGAACAGCACCCGCCCCCGGGGGAATACAGTAGCAGGCATTTCAGGCGTCAGGCCTTCGGTCGCACCTTTGGCTTCGAAGTCTTTCATCAGCGCACGGTTCACATCAGCGACCGTGTAACCGGCAGCCAGCGTCTGTGAGGTTATACTGGTGGCAAAAGCCAGATCAGTATCTGCTGCCTGAATCAGGACGTAGGAATCAACCGGACTGTCTTTTCCTGTGACCGAGTAGCGAATTTCACCGCTGAAAATCAGTCCGTAGTTGCGGCCATCTCTCTGGCCCACGTCCGCCGCGTCAACTTCCCGCACGGTCCCTACGTCGCTTGCTGACACCTCCGGCGCGATACCGTCGTAACCGGCAATCAGACGCACTTTCGAAAATTCCTGCCCGGTGATTCGGTTCACAGTATCTGCCGAGAGGTTATAAATTTTGATAGTCCCTACCCGGGACGCGCTGCTGATGTTGAACCAGTCGATCGTAAAGGTGACTTTGAAATCACTTAGCTCAATTCCCTGACCGTTCCCGTCCACAAGCTGCAGCTCGAAATGTCTCATCCAGTTCTGTGACATGCTTACTCCGTTGATACCAGTAAATGACTGAGGCCGCCCAGATCAGTTTTCGTGGGATAATCCTGTGTGTTGTCATCGCAGACCACCACCAGCTTAAAACCAAGTCCCATACAGGCGTACTGCGCCAGCAGGTCAGCACCAGTGACGAGAGGAATACCGGAGATTACCGGCTCCCCTCTGTCGTTCTGCAGGTCCATAATCCAGTACAGATCGCGCCATATGATGCTAATCCGCCAGGTAACACCACCCAGGACGATGCTGAACTGCTGGTTGTCCGCTGTCAGCGGAATTTCCTGAATTGTCATTAGCCGCCCCCCAGTAATGACGCCACGTTACCCGTGATGCTTTTCAGCAGTGAAGTATCTGGAGGCTTGGTGGTTTTGTTGCCGCTGTTCTGTACCGCCGACGTGCTGGCCCCTTCCTTCATGTTGGTTTTATCCGCGACGGTAATCTGCTGCGTCCGGGAGATAAGGACCTCCCTCAGGGTGAGGACGGCGGACAGGACGTTTTCGGTTGTCTTGTCCGTCGTCACTTCCAGCGCCCGGATCAACATGTTGCTGTACAGTCGTTTACCGGTTACCACATCGAAGGGGATACGGCTTTCCTGCAGATCCAGTAGCTCCTGATACGTCTGCTGAGGACTCAGGCCGAGCAGGCTGGTAGCCGTCAGATTACTGGCAAAATCCAGCAATGCGCCGCCACCGGCGAAACCAACCTCCATCACCACTTCTGACGGTTTTTTATAGGCATGATCAGCGACAGCGGCCCCAACCTCTACCGGATGCTCGGTTATTTCAAGCATATCTGTATGCTTCTCTGAAATAACAACACAGGGAACAATCATTCCTATTTTTCTGCTCTGCTGATGAAAAAGTGTAGAGAGAATATCCACTAACCCACCCTCACCTGATTACTTCGCATGACCTGAGCATTTGCAGACTGTTGCCGACGTGCAACCTCATTACCGACAGCGTGCGGATCTCCACCACCGTAAATGTGGTAGGTATTTTGCTGGTTAACCTCTGTCATTTTGCCACTAATTCCCGCCACGGCAGCCTTATTAATCAGCTCTCGAGAATAGATATTTCTTCCATTCTCATGCTGGATAATGCTGCTCATCAATGCTGACATGGTTTGCGGATCGCTCATATTCAGGGCAGCCCGGGGATCCACTCCCAGTCGTTGCGATACAGCCCTGATATACGCAGTTGTGTTGTTATTATCAGACGCAGGTGCCCAAGTAGAGATAATTTTCTCCACACTGTTTATTCCCCGTCCGGCGTACAGCATTAACTGACGAGCAAGAGCCCGTAATCCATCAAAAGCAGTTTCAAATCTGGCAAATCGCCCGCCCGGGCGTTCAAGAGAAGCCCCTGCCTGACCAGCAAAATTAAGGTTTCCCGGATTGTTATTCCGTTCTCCTCGTTTCGTAGCCTGTGCATATTGTTCCGGCTCATCATCACCAAACCAGCCGCGTACCGTCCGGCCCACACTGCGGGGATCGAATCCCCAGTGCTCTTTAATCCAGTCGGCAGTACTGTTAGCGCTGTCTGTAACCATCGGCATCGCTGACGGATTTTCGCTGCCCTGATTAAGTATCTGTTTGCCGATGATGACGGCATCAGCCCAGCGGCCATCTTTGATAGCGTTGAGCAGGTCGGCGATCATGTTCAGCATTTTGCTGAATTCGCCCATCTGGTCGATGAAGTTGCTGAAATCCCACTTCAGGGACCATGATTTTGGGTCAATATTGAGCAGTTTCGCCAGCACTTTCGCCAGTTCATTAACAGACCCTTTCAGGTCACGAACCATCTTCAGCGCGGCATCGACCTCCGGCTTCCACTTGCCCCAGTCAATCAGGCTGTCGCCGCCTTCCTTCCAGGTCTGATAGTCCTCCCACAGAAGGGCAATCCCCGCCGCCAGCGCGGTAATGAGACCAATCGGCGACATCCAGAACGTACTGTTCAGAATGCGCAGCGCAATCGTCAGCGCGCCAAACAGCGAGATGAGCTCCCGCGTTTGCTTATCCAGCGATTGCCACCAGGTGATAAGGCTGGATGTTCCCTCAATTAGCCTGAAGAACAGCCGCCCGATGATGTCTCCGATCGCCAGAATGCCTTTTATGGCTTTCGTCAGGGTCTGCTCGATACGAGGGAAGTTGTCCAGGATATGGCGGCGCAGGGTGTCCAGCGAACCCGCAAGCCCACCCGCAAGATTAGAGCCGATTTTGTCACGGGCCATGCCTGCCATCGCGCCGAACTCGCGCAGGGAGGTCATGAATTTGTTGGAGCTTCTGGCCGCCTCGTCAGCATTGAAGCCGATAGCTTTCGCCATTGCGCTGTACTGCCCGGAGAACCCCCCCACACCCCGGCGCATCGCCATAAGGGTATTTTCGTCAATGCCCAGCATCTGCGCATACTGGTTAGCCCGGTAATACGGTATGCTGCTGAGCTTCTGGCCGACGCCCGTAAAGATAGCGGCCATGTCGCGCATGTTACCGCTGGCGTCACGGGTCTGTACCCCCAGACGATTCAGAAATCCCTCCGCCCCGGGATTATTACGAATAAACCGGGAGAGGTTTTCCAGAGAAGATCGCGCAGCGTCCACGCTGCCGCCAACCTGCGAAACCGCATAGCCAATAGACTGAATTCCCTGGACTGTCGCGCCGGTGCGCTGTGACGCCCAGTAAAGATTATCCAGACCGGAGGCGATCTTAGCCGTGAAGGCCACCACGGACAGCGCGGCTCCTTCAACGGCCAGCCCCATTTTGATGACATTTGCAGTTGTACCGGCGAGGACAGAACCGAACTTTTTCGCTCCTGCATCATCCACACTGAAGCCAAGCGAGACGAGGAAATCTTTAATAGTTTCAGCGTTCATTATCCTCTCTCCATTTCTCAATGCGCCGCTGGTTATCCGCTTTTACCGCCAGATGGTCATTCAAGAGAGCAATGTCGTACAAATCGACAGAGCCATCTTTCAGTGCTGTATAAGGAATTAACCCGGCGTCAACCGGATTGAGAAGGTAGGACAGCCCGTCCGGCAGGCTGTTAAACGTCAGCCCTGTTGCAGGCTCTGTGTCGTGCTGGTAAGGGGTGTAGGCAAAAAATTTCCCAGTGAATCGGCGACCACCCGCGCCACCAGCTGCAGCATGGTTAGCAGGTCGATATCATCGAACATCAGCTGACCGCTGTTGAATACCGGCGTCCATCCGTCCATGTGCTTACGTGATACTACGGCCAGGCAAGGATGAATAATCGCGTTGGTATCTTCTTCAGTCAGGGAAGACAGTTCCTCAGCGATACGCGGGAGCATGGTTTCAAACACCGGTTTTAACTGCTCGAATTTCACGGTGTCGATTTTGCCATCAGCAGGCAAACGGGAGCGAATGCTCCCGAAATCTGACATCATTCCTGCCAGCACCGGCAGAAGTTTGCGGGTCACTTTCAGCTGGTCAAAAACGCTGAGTTTTGCCACGCGATATTTCACGCCTTTGATTTCGAATTCCATGTATTAAAACTCCCCGAGAACCTGGTCAATCTTGCCGCAGTCAAACACCCACGGCATCGTATTACCGGTTTTAGCGTTGGCATTATCCGGTTGTTTCTGGAACGCAACACTACGTGCCGTGATGATGTCGCCGCTGACCTTGTTTCGGATCACAATAACGTTATTCCCCCATGTGGCAGAAGACTGGCTCTGTGCGTTATACGCCAGCGACAATTTTTTATTTGTCGGTGATGTCTTCAGAAGGTTAACGGTAATCGTCCCGCTTTTATCTGCATGGAGACTGTGCATCACTTCGCCATCAGCACCGATGGTCATGGTGTTTTTAGGACCGCCCATCGCAACCACAATCCCCTCTTCAGAACTTGCAGAACCGTACCCGAGGTCAATCGAACCGGTCGGCCCGGTCAGCGTCGCAGTGACATCCATAAAAGAATAGGTAGACATTCACTTCCCCTTAGCGAACAACGTTAATCTGTACGTCAGCGTAATGAACCGCGCCTGCAAGTTTTATTGCAGCCTGAATCACCGGAGCCTTACGGGCTTCACGTTCTGATTGTGCCTGTTCATCCAGCGACTGGGCGTATACGTAATAACCTTTGGGCAGCGTGTCACCTGATGACAACTGGCCAAGGTCGCCACCGTTCCATACGCCCGGAGCAATCAGTCCATTCTGAACGGCCTGATCCAGTGATTTTTCAACATTTGATAACAGTCGGGTAATACCGGCTTCAGTCTGGGGAACCTTCGTGGTGCTGGTATAAAGCAGGTTATAGAGGTTGGTCTGCACATAATTCTGTAACCAGTCCAGGCCGTGGCGTTCATCAAAGAAATCGCCGTTAGCCATCACTCCCTGCTGGAGGATAGCTGTATCATTCTGGTAGTACACGAACACATTGCAGTTTTTTGCATCAAGTGCCGATGCCTGGCTGACTGTCAGTGTTTCATACCCGACACCCGGCTCCTGCTTAAACTTGAGCGTAATCGCGGTATTACTGCCATTGAAATTAACCGTGAATGCCCGGCCAAATGCAGATAACGCAGCGTATTTATTACCCGATGAATACTGAATAAAACTGCGTGAATATCCGGCGGTTTTCAGTTTTGATGCCAAATCATCGCTGGATGCAGTCTGCAGGCATTTCTCATCGCTTGTCGTAATCGCCAGAATACGGCTTACAGAAGAGGATTCGATCGCCGCAGCCACTTTCAGCCAGTCTGCATCCGGAATATCTGCATCGTCTGCAATCCCCAACCCATACCATGAAGTATAATCGAGCATGGCATTCACAGCCTGCTCCAGCGTCTCAGTCGTGGCCTGTTCGCTGTCTCCCTTCGTTTTCACCCAACGACCAACAAAAACCTCCTGAGGTTTCGGTGATTGTGAGAAAAACACCTGCGCAGCCTTATATTCTGGTGATTCCACGCCAAAATCTTTTCCAATATCTTCCGCGGCAGAATAACGGCGAATGCGCTCACTTACCGGAATGATTGTGGACGGGCCGAGAATGAGTAATGCACCAAAATTTCGCCCTGATGCTGCACGCGGCGACATGATCACATCAACATTAACAACGTTTGATACAGGCAAGCCCTGTGCCATAGCTTAATCTCCGAAAAAGATGACTGGTGCTTCCACCAGCGATTTAATACCGTACTCGCGCACAACCTTCCGGCGCAGACGCACCGTCATATCGTAGCGGCGGACCCATTGCTGATTAATAAGTTCAGGGAAGGGAGTCAGACCTGTGTAATCGCCAAGAGACAGCCCCAGCGCATTCAGTGCTGCGTTGTTCTGCGGTACAGATATACCGTCACGAAACCGGGACGCATACACCATCCCCGCCGGACCATAAAACGAAGCCATACACTCAATCGTTTCATGCCGCCAGAGCTGAGAGCCATCATCGGTCTGTCTGGTGAATGCCGGACTGTCATCACCTGACCATCCGATAACCCCAAACGCACACCAGTTCGTTTCAACCGGTAGCAGTGGCGGCTGCTCTTTCTGCCAGCGCGGGCGAACCATCCTGGCAGACAGACCGGAAACGTTACGCATCCACTGGCTTAACAGCCTGTCGAGCGCTTCGTCATAATCCGGATCGCCACTGGTTGGTATCAGCCATCCGCGCTCTGTGCTGGTGTTATTGCTCAACCGGAATTCCCCCATCAAACGGCATCAACTCACAATGCGCCTGAACGAATCCGGCCCCATAAGCTGTATACGGGTCGACGAAGGTCACACGATAATCACGGCCCTGATACGTCACGATATCTGCATCACGGCCAGTCTGTCCCTGCGTCAGTCGCTCAGTTGTCACGATAAGAATCGCGCCACTGATAACTTGCCCGGACTGCATACGGCGGTTCTCCAGGGAGCGGTCAACGGTAACAACTCCGGCAAACTGCGTTTTAACTTCGCTGTCACTGCCGATCCCGTCATCGTCCACCGTTTGCACGCGACGCGTTACCCACAGGTTGAAGTCGCAAAAATCGGGGTCAAAAAGCACGTCTGTTACATCAAGAGTCGGCATCTTTATCCCTCACTACATGGGTAATAGCTCTGCGGTACTGTCCGGTGTCAATTAGCGGTTTCACCAGATCGGTTCCTGGTGACTCGCCAGCAGCGCGTCGGGCAAGCTCAGCTTTCGCCCCTTTGCGCCCTCGACGTGCGCGGGCTTCAACAGTGCTGTCAGCAAGCGGCGTAAAGCCGGTAATAGTCATGTAACGCCTGACGCCATTAGCGGCCAGCGTTCCGGCACGGTTGAGCGCTCTTTCCGCACCCGACGCATTACCATCAAGCGCAGCCTGCGCCGCTGCTTTGAGCTGCGGCACTGTCTGTCCCTCTACCGATTTAACGCCGGGGGTCAGGTGCGGGCGTGGGGGGATGTTTTGCGCTGGTGAGCCGTATTCGTTGACATAGCCGATCCCGGCATTACCAAACGGAACATCTTCACGCTCGCTGTCTTCCGAAGGGATGCCGACCAGCACATCCTTTTTGGTTAGCGACCTGAGCGCATCCAGAATGGCCTGAGCGTTATCCACCCTCGTTGTTACACCGCTTTTGAAGCTCATAGCTGGCGACCGCCCGCACCGAACATCGTGATCAGCTGATAAAATTCAGCGCCATATCGGGTGTTATTCCAGAAACCTGCATCAGGATTCAGCGTCGCGCTGGTGTCATAACTGACGCTTACCTTATCCACGGACTTTGAGGACTGAACACCATTGGTTGAACCGCCCGGACCACCAGCCAGCATCGCCCGGCTGTCTGCCGCCCAGAGCGTCATGTAGTGCGCAACGAACAACCCGGCAAAGTACGGAAACAACTTTTTCCCGGTGACGTTTTCGCTCAGCAGTTCATCGGCCAGATTCAGACGAAACTGGATTTGCGCTTCGGGATATTTGGCAGGGTCAGCAAACTGCGGGAAGTCGCGGCGAAAATCACTTACCGCTGGCAGACTTTGATTCTTTGGCATTTTTTACCTCGTTACGCGCGTCTGTGGCTTTGCCAACGGATACTTCCGCGTGCGCACGAGTGAACCAGTGCGTGGCAACGTCTTCCTCCACAGCATGACGGCCTTTAACAAACTCGCGCCGCGAACCGTCGGGAAGCGTGAGCACAAACGGGGTATGTACGTGTATTACTGCATTATTTTTTGCCATCGGGTCATCCTTAATGGCCCCGCCAGGGGGCCATATGGCTGTTAAATGCCATCAACGTACGAAATGGTTTCTTTGTACACTGGCTCGACTGCACCCAGCTTGCCGTAGTAAGTGACGATCTGATACAGACCGCGATACTGCACCGGCACGCTCTGAAGCGGAACCAGCGGGTAGCGGACGTATTTTTTATCGTTGGTGTACGCAACCATGCGATCCTTATTCCCCACACCACGGCCTTTCAGCCATTTAACCGCGCGGATATTCAGCGGAACACCGTTCTGGTGATAGCTGATGGTGTTGGTCTGAAGGTACGTCAACAGGGACTGGTTACCCGCAGATGAAACGATGATGCTGGACAACAGAGCAAACTGCTCAGGTGGGATCAGCAAATCACTCGGAACCACAGAGTAACCGGAAGCGGCCCACGCATCAGACAGCACCTGGTTAATGCTTGCGCGGATTTCGTCCGGTGTTGAGGTTGCCCACGTTTTGGCAGCGTTGTTGACAGGCACGCCGTCCAGGGTAACAAGGCCTTTCAGGTTTAATGCTGAATCGCCAACATATACCTGTTCATCGTTATCCATCTGCCATTTCAGTTGCATCCCGTCATACTTCTGCGTATCGATCGGGCGTCCGACCTGCTGAGCAGCCTGCAATTCTATGACCGTCCAGCCAAGCTCCATCCCCCACAGGTTCAGCGGGTTACCGGATTTGCCGATATCCACGTTTACGCCAGCAATAGCGGTTGAGTCTTTGCCTACCCAGTTTTTGCCATTCGGATTTGCGCCAGTACCCGCAGCGGCGAAGCTGGTATTCGTCCAGCTGGAAATGTCATCTGCGATAGAGACATCTTCACGCAGTTGGATATCGCGGGTCCAGGTGTACCCCACCAGTGGCAGGTTCAGCGTCTGGTCTAGTCGTTCCAGCTCCCCGATGAGAAAGGCACCAGAGCTGTCAACGGTTGCCTGATCAAAAGTAATCATTCGTCTGTTCCTTAAATCTTCCAGGAAATTTCTGCATTGCCGTTAGCATCACCGGCACCTGTGAATTCAGCGTTGGTCAGCACCACGTTTTTGCCACTGACTGACGTGGACATGAATCCACCCAGCGGCACTTTGATGGATCCATCAGTGGAGACGACAACGTATACCGGGTCGCCTTTTTTGATGGTGCTGGCATCAAAATCAGAACCGAGATTAACGGTCACGTAGCCACGCTTCATGGCGTCGCCCGGGAAGTTCTTGCCACTCCCCACCTGGCGAACCATGTCCGGCTGCGACGTGGTCGGATAAGGGCGCACATAGATCCCCTTCACCTTGTCTGCGGTATCACCATCTGCCAGCGGCACGAAAAAACCGTCATCATCGTATTTACCAGCCAGCCCATAGGCAGCGAAGGCGTTATCGGATTTAAGGACCACCGGTTCGACGGTTAAGTCCTGCGGGCGAGAGATAGCCCCGGCAATGCCAACAGGCATCCGGTACAGATATGCAGTCATTGGATTATCCTTTGCGGTTAGACCAGAATTCGGCGTTTTGTTTGTTCAGGGAAGCGATGCTGGTCATGCCCATGTTTGGGCGCTGTGCATCGCCGGTGGTGGCGCGGGTGTTTCGCCCTTTGGCAATCTCAGACACGGCATTAAACGCCATGTTGACCGATTGTTTCGGTAATTTGCGGATATCCGCGTCACCGACTATCTGGCGAACCAGCGTTTTGTCAGCAGAAGCCAGAACCTCGCGTTTGAACGCGGTCGGTTTCATCTTACGGCTCAGATCGATACCCGGAACGATAACTTCGGCACGCCAGGCTGAGTCACCAGTAATCGTGGTTTCCTCTTCATCGTCCTCGCCGTCACCGGTTGGATTATCGTCAGGCTTATTATCGTTATCGCCCGTCGCATTTCCTTCCAGCTTAGCCAGCAGGGATTTCAGTAATGTTTTGAGGTCATCATCACTGTCGCCGGTTGGACCTCCGCCCATCTCTGGTGCTTTGTCCGGTAGTGGTTGCTGCGGGGACAGGTTGATGTTGAGATTAACGCCCTGCGGCAAATCCCCCTCATCTCCTGTAACCGATGCGGGAGCCGACTCCACCAGTTCGTTCATGGTGTCGGCATCTCCTGTCTTGATGGCTGCACGCATGCGGTTCCACCAGTTTTTCTTTTGATTTGCCATTGTGTCTCTGTCTCCAATTGCACAACGATTTCCGGCTCTGCCTTTGGGGACAAGAGCCACATGGTTTCCGGTAATATCGACCTGCTCGGCTTTACCTGGCTCGGTCTGCTCATACTCCGCGTCATAGCCGCACGACACTTCGCGCAGGCCATCTTCGATAAGCTGAATGGCGCTTTCGTCTTTGACGATAAGGTCAGCCAGCATCAAATCAGACTGCTCACCCGTCCCGCGCCGGACATTCTGGAGGTGCCCGACAGCAAGCTCTTTCCAGTTCTCGGGATTTACCAGCCGCACATTCCCGTTTTCATCTTCAGGATGCAGAATCGTGATGCTCATCCCTTCGAATGAGGCAAGCGTGGTCGGATGGAATACCTGCTCAGGAGAACGCGTGACGACTATTTCACCGAACTTATCGGGTTTCAGTTTTGGCAGGTCATCAGCACCATAGAGCTGCTTACCTGTTCGTCCTATCGGCACGTCTCTGCACAGCAACGAGCCGTCAGCCAGCTGATAGCGGGTTTCCCCCAGCCGGGTATTGAAAAAATATTTCATGTGTTACCTGCGATTCAGGCGGGATAAGATTGGGAGGTGGGAAAAACGATTTCTTTATAACAGCGACAATTCGGGAGCTCGCCAGCGTGACCTGTCATGCCGTCAAGCGTTGGAGGTTTGCCCCATTCGACAAATTTACCTTCCATTTCCCGATGAGAATGCCTGACGTCACCATCTTCGGCTGTACGCCAGATATAACCATTCGAACCAATTGACAGCGCACGCGCCTGATCCAGCGCGCCGGTTGCACGTCCAAGTTCAGTACGGGCAATCAGGTCAGCTCTGGACTTTGCTATATCACCCGATGCTGCTATTTCTTTAGCAAAATGTTCCGCTCTCCCACCGGTCACAACAGCTTCAATCGCCCGATTCTGGATGTCGTACACCCTGTCAGCCGCCTCGAGGGGGAGCGATTTGATGTACTTAACCTGTTCGGCAACGATGGATTTCATCACCTGCCCTGGCGGGGCACTGTTTACCAGATTGCGGAGCTCACGGCTGATGGTTTTGCTGTGTTTACGCCACTGCTCATCATTCTTGCGCACAATGTCGGCGGTAAAGTTTTCCGCGACCTTTGTCGCCCAGGGGGTGATGATTTCACTGTAGCGTTCCAGCGCCTCAATAATTTCCGTGATACTGTCATTTGAACCATCGTAGTGACCATTTACGATGTCCCCGACCGCCCGCGCTATCCTGCGTAGGCTGGTTCGATACCGGATTTCCGCCTGACGGTTCCTGCGGTTCGTCATCAGGTTCGCCGATGCCGGGCGGCGCTTCATCTTCGGCATTCTCGATGTCCTCGTCGGTAATGGATGCCCCGATGCCGGTGACGTCAGAGTTTTCTCGCAGGTCGGTCATCGCCGCCTTACGCGTCATCAATCCGTCGCCCAGCGCGGTGCTGATCGCGTTGGTGGTGTTTACGGCCACCGTTGAGCGGTCAACGTCAGACATTTGCCAGAGCGGGTTAAACTCAAACGTGAAATCGTCCGGCAGCGGCTTGCCAAGCTCCGAACGATGCATGATGTCCAGTATCCGCCGCACCGGAAGACGTAAACGCCTCTCCTGCAACGAGCTTACCCGGTCGTAATAGTTGGCAAGGTCTGCATCGCCGGTAGAAAATCCCTTCGGGGACTGTCCGAACAACCGCACCAGTGGGATACCAACAGCGCCACTAATCTGTTCTGCAAACTGTGAAAGGATGTCATCCAGACCACTGAAGCTGTACTGATGGGTTTCAAACTTATCCCGCGAGTCCATGAGCGTCATGCCTTCATTGCTCTGGAACTGTCGAATCAGGTCAATATTCTTCAGCAACGCTTCATACGCAGGACCACCAAGTGCGATAAGCTCGCGTAGCTTCTCCACGCTGTAGGTGCGCAGATGCGCTTTGTAGACCAGCTGCGCCGCGCCGACAGTAGCGCTGTCGAACGCGGTAAGACGATCCCAGATACGCTCCACAACCGACATTCCCCATTCGTTCTCGGTCATCTTCTGCTGAAATGGCAGCGTGACGCCATCAAAGCGAATCAGTCGACTGTGATGAATGCGCCAGGCAGGAATTCCCGTTGCGGTGGTCACCACATCGTAAAACTCAGGTTTACCCAGGTCCGGCCCCATATCTTTAATGCGGCGGGTCAGTACCGGGTCAATCATCCAGCGGTCGAGCGGGAGAATCCCCTTAAACTTGCCCTTACCGATGGTTTCGGGTCGCAGCGGGGTCATTGGTGCCTGCCCCTCAATCATGATGAAACCCACCGCGCCGCCGTAGAGGCGCGACCATTTCAGCACGTCATTCAGCGCATCCCAGATTTGCAACTCATCCAGTTGTGATTCGAGAATGCCACGATCTTTTGCATCAATTTCCGAAGTGATGCGAATGCCTTTGCGGGTCATATCATCCGGGATAGCATCGACCGCTTCGCCGATAATCCAGGACGAACGATAGGACCATTCCACCAGCATGCGGTTACGACTGGTGAAATTAGCCCGGTAGGTGGATGCTGAGTGCTGGTTAGGTGTCTGCATCCCTACGCGGGCAATAAAATTCTCATAACCATCAGCTGTGGCCTGCGCAGTTCTTCGCAGGGCTTGCTTGTTTCGTGCCATCAGGCCTGTCTCCCCAGCTGTTCCCAGATATCCAGCGATGTATCAATTGGCGCGAAGGCCATAATGAATGCGTCAGCAACGTTTGGTGACGGTATCTCGCGTTTTGCGAGGTCTTTTTTACTTTCGACCATCACACGTCCGTTACGGTCGAAATCACGATGAGGTGTTGTCAGTTCCAGTTTCAGCTTTTCAAGCAACGGACAACGAGAATCTATGCTGATCAGCTCATCCACAGGATACTGTTCTCCGTTGTTAATGGCGTTAAACGTATTTCTGAAACGGTCAGCCACCAGCCACCATGCCTGAGCCTTAAGATTTGCGAAAAAGTCTTTGTTGGGGATGCCGTTGTATTCGTCATCTGGTTCATGCACACCAGCGCCGGCGTTAAACCTCTGGTAATTCACACGTCGCGCGTATGCATTCTCGCTCTTCCGGTCAGCGTTAATTTCAGAGAATTTAGCACCGGCAGACGCACCAACACCGATAGAGTCGTAAACAATATCTGCTTCACGCTCCAGCGCCGACTGATAAGTACGCTGGCAGCTCTTCAGTAATTCATCTTCTTTGGCCTTCCATTCGTCGGCCCAGAAAACAACGGAACCGTGACGGTAAACGTTAGCGCACTTATCTGTACCACTGTCAGCCACGTCAAAGCCAATACGCTTTCTTCCACTGGGTTCGAAATTTAACGTTTTGTGCGCATCCACTGCGGCTTCTATCCAGGACAGTTTGATGATTGCCGCATCATCATCAGACTCCGGAACGCCCTCATACACATGTTTAAAACCATCCGGATCACGGCGTCGCGCCGCGTCGATAACCTTAAGCATGGTGTCAGACAGAAACGGATTTTCGTCATAGTTAATTTTGCGGATGAGAGTGCCTTCAGGCGGATCAACAACGAAGTTACGCCAGACGAAATCAGTAACAAGTCCGGGGTTGAATATGAACCAGCATTCCGAACCCTCTTTACGGATCGTTGGCTCCAGAATTTTCCACTGGTATTCAGTCAGTGCGTGGGCTTCTTCCAGCCACAACACGTCGATCCCCTCCAGTGACTTAATTTCTTCGATGTTGCGCCATAATCCATAAAAAACAAATTCCGAGCCAGTAACCCGGTTAATGATTTTGTTGTTCAGAATCCGGAAACGGTGCCGCAGGCCAAACCTGTCTATCTGAATTTTGAGCAGGGTATACACCGACTCTTCGATTTTATTCTGGATCTGACGGGCACAACAAAAACGCAGGGTGTATTTATTCGACAGAAATATGGCAATGCCAGCGGCATCCCATGATTTTGACGATGACCGGCCACCATAAAGCACTTTGTTACGTGCCCGCGTAGTCCAGAAACTACGTAAAGCCGGATTAAGCGTCGGTTTGGATGTCAGAATAGAAGTCATTGAGGTCACGCTCTCCATTGCCATCATCAATACCTGCATCACGGCGAAGACGATCAGCCTCCAGAGACACCTTATCAGTGGCGGCCTTGCGGTAGGCTGTATCAGCAAATATTTTTCCTACCGTCGCAAGCGTGCCAACGATGGACTCAATACGAACTGTATTGCGCATCATTGCTTTCTCGGCGGCGCTGATATTTTCCATCAGCATCTTCCTTTCCTGGTCCCCATTAGCATCTTCCAGCGACACCAGCCACCGACCGATATTCTCTGCAGCGACAAGGTTGTTAGCACGAAGGCGAAATAATTCGTCCTCGAGCGTCAACGCTTTAGCGTCCTCTATCACCTCATCTTTGAGCAGAAGGCGACGGGCATAACCACCGTGTTTTAATGCCTGTTGGTTACCGGGTTGGAATGGGTTAGTCGGGGGATCGGTACGCATTCCGCGTATCGGTTTCGTATCCAGTGTAGGTTCTGTTTTTAGTTGCGTACCTTTTTGTGTAAGGCCAGTAATGGCAGGCTTTCTGCTGGTACGCACTTTTCTTTTTTGCGTACCATTTTTGCAAACCTGCGTACCGCCACTGCGTACCCAACCAAGCTTTTTGGCCCTCTTCCTGATAGCCCCTTCTGTAACGCCGTATTTCTCGCCTATATCACGGAGGCTAAGGACTCCGGCCCGGTATGCCGATTCGATGGCCTCCCAGTCCGGTTTTGCCATGAATTTTTCCTCTTAGTGACATTATCGAAGCCCCTTATCAAAGGAGCTTCTGTAATGTCAGTCCCGAACAAACGTAACCTTCGTGTTTGTCGCTCGCCTTACAAGGCGCGCCGCTTCGCGTTGCATTTCATCGATAACTTTTTGCGTCATCGGCTGATGCGCATATTTACGTTCAATCTCTGCAAAAATCCCGTTCATCGTTTCGCTGTCTGGTGGGATAACTTCAACGTTTAATCGTGCCATTGGTTTGTGCTGCCCTGTTTTTCTCAAAAGTCCTGATATCGGCCTTATCCCTGTTGCACTGTGCTAACGCTGACAACAACGCAACATTCAGGTTAAGGCTGGCTCCCCACGTAAACGGGTCGGGTAAATCTGGCTGGGGTGTTTCATCCGTCAGACTGGCTGGTAACGGAACGACCGGCACCGACACGTATACCGTTCGCGTATTCGTGCAACCGCTTAACTGCGCCAGAAGGAACGATACGAACAGCACAATCATCATCCGCAACAGCCACTTTGATATCTTCCTGGGTTCTCTGTGACTCCAGTGCGATCTGCTGTTTTGCATGCTGGTTAGCCTCTATAACTGTATTGATGATTTGCAGTGATTGCAGGACGTTACTGGTAATGGCTGTTGCAGATTCAGCATTTCGTACAGCCTCATCAGCACGCTCCTTTTCGTGTTGATATTTGCTGTAGTAATGCCCGGCAGACCAGATAAAAGAACCGATGACGGTAACAAAGAAGGCAACAATAACCAGCTTATATCTCAGCTTCATTTACCACCCCACCAGCTTCTTTAAATCGGGAAATCAGGTCACCGATTCTATGTTCATACTGACCGTAACCTGCACCAGGTAACGACGCCCAGATATTGCTGCAACGGTCGATTGCCTGACGAATATCGCCGCGGTCAATCATCGGTAAAGCGCCACGCTCTTTAATCTGCTGCAGCGCTACAGCATCCTGGCTTTCTGGAGAAAAATCTTTCAGACCAAGTTGCTTGCGGTAGGCATCCCACCAGCGTGAAAGAAGCTGGTAACGTCCGGCGGCTGTTGATTTGAGTTTCGGATTTAGCGTGACAAGTTTGCGAGGGTGATCGGAGTAATCAGTGAACAGTTCGCCACCAACAATAACATCATAACCGTGGTTACGTGTCGGTTGTCGCCCGTTATCCGTTCCTTCTGACCATGCCACCATATCAAGGAAAGCTTTACGCTGGGAATTAAGTGTCTGCATTAATTACTCCTTATGGGCACCGAACTTGTTACCGATGACCCTCATTGCCGCACCACGAATAGCATCAACACCAATCAGCCCCACCCCACCACCAATGGCAACAGAAAGTGATTTAGGCCATCCGACATACTCAAGCGCGGATGCAAAGGTCAGCGTCAGAGCACCACAAAGCAGAATCTCAAGCGTTTTTCGTTTCCAGCCGCCGCCACCGCCAAAATAGGCAATGCGCAAACCAGCCATAATAATTGACATAACCACTGCGCCCAGCGGCGTATCTCCACGCCACCAACTTTGTAAGAGTTCCAGTAAGTCAGGCCAGGAATGAGGGGCATTGTGCATTTTCATAAGCCTCACCTCCGAGAGTTCGGATGGTGCTAAGTGTAAGATTCAGGCTCTCAGTCTTGCTAACAAGAAGTCGAGGATGTTTCCGGAGCCTAACAACGAAAAAGCCCCGGGACATGCCGGGGCCAGATGGAGTGCCAGATTAAGCTTCTGGCGGTATATACTCGTGTTTGATATCGTTAAATCGCCAAAAGTAACAATTCAAACAAAGAGGATTTTTATGTCTGAAAAAAACAAGCCACAAGGTGAAAATAAACCTCAGCAACCCGTGGCACCAAAACCAACTCCAACACAAAGTACTGCAGACTTTGCTACACGTCGTGTTTTTGTTGGAGATTCTGCCGACTCAGTCATTGAACATATAAAAAAACAGCCGAGATAAACATCGCCGCTACCGGAGCAAGGATGGTATACATCCTTGCTTTATCGAGACTCGTGCGGATTTTCTCATTTTCCAACAGTAACTCTCTTGCTGTATCACTCAAGTCAACAAGGCGATACCTTCGTATAAGCGGCAATAACTTATCAGGTCCTAAATATCCTGCATCAGCGAATATTTTAAAGCTCGAGGGCTCCATATCCTTATATTTTTCATGATATAGATGATCAGGAGGGGCATTGATCAGGCCCCTAACCTTCACAGATAAACCAGTACATACCAAGTAAATGGCGCACCATGTCCATAGTAATGTAAATGTGGTAATTCCGGCGGTGAGAAAATCGAAATTAGTTTTCTGTGTCAGCAATAAAAAAGATGAGCCAATTCCAACAATCTGAATGTTCAGAAGTTTGTATCCATTCTCAACATTGGTTTTGTTAGAAAGATGAATCTCTCGTATCGTCTCTTCCCCTTGTTTTTCAAGATAATCGACGAGCTCATCATCTACTCCTAAAAAATAAACTTTAGGTAGTTCTCTCATCTCACCTCCACATCCTGTACTGAACACAATTTTACCAGAATGTCTCGATTCTAGGTATTCCGCCAGGAATCGCGCTTCAGAAATGAAACATCAGGTTCGCCAGTACCAGAAACAACAAAACCCGCTCAATGGCGGGTTCTGGTAAAGTTCATGCGCTTGGTTCGCCTCGCGATACAGCTTTGCGAAGCGTACTGGGATTGAAGCAGTTTATGCGTAAAAAATCAAGCCGTTTTTTGAGCGAATGATTCTCGCATGGGAATGTATAGCGCATACTCAGCAACGGCCAACCAATTAGCAATTCGCTTTTCGCATGTGCTAAAACACCACTCTGGGTGTGCATCATTTAGCAATTCAGCCATTTTGCGTTTGGTCATCCCCCGCCCCTCATACCGTTGCCGAAGGACGCTAATCAATCCTGGATGCTCTGCCAGCACCTCACTTATGACCCGATCAATACATAACGCCTCTGCATCAGTACAATGCGCCAGCCAGCTCTTTTGCTTACCGTTAATCATATCCCGCAAAAAAGCCTCAAGTTCAGACTTGTTCAGACCTGCTTTTTTCATCCTGCGGAGCGCCTCGTTAATTTCCGTTTTTGTCAGCTTTTTAGAGGTCAACAACTGGTTGAACATATTCCCCGTCTTACCGCCACCAATATACGACCAGCGCCCCCACATACGCAGTTTTCCCTGAATCCAGACACTTTCCAGCGTGGTGAGACGAAGGTGTTCTCCGCTTTTTCCTGTATTCGTTGGGTAAATCATAAATAACCTTCCTTTCTCCAGATTTCTTGTGTGCGAAAAACACCTTCTGCGTGCATCAGGCGTAATTCTTCTTTGGTGTAATCGCTGGTTTTTACCCGCCCGTCGATTAAATCGTGGCACGAGCTACAGGCAATCGCTGCCTGCATATCGTGTGGCTTTATCGCCGTTCCGCACGTTCCCGCCAGTCGGTAATGCGCCAGCACAGACGTTTCGGGATTGTGATTGCAGTAGCCAGGGATTCTGACCTGGCACATCTGGCCCCGCGCCGCTTTACGTAAATCCACCATTACGCAAACTCCAGCAGCTGCACGGCCACATTTTCGACTTCCTCCGGAGAGGAAAATTTACGGAACAGGATCCAGTTCCACAGCACATTCAGTACAGATTTATAAACCTGCTGAAACTCGGTTTCGTCCATGTTCGCAAATGCGATAGATTTTGCCCTGCGCCCACGACTACCATCAGGATAAATATGCTCGGTGTAAAATCCGGCCTGAATGGTTACCCACTCGCGGAAAGCGTCAAACGACTTTAGCAATGCCGTATCCCGGGTTCTGCATGTCGCAACTGTATTAAGGTATTGCTCTGCGGCATCACTCAGGGCTGGAGTGTGTTCCCGACCTACTGATTCGCACAGGTAATCAACGAAGCCTGATACCAGTTTTCGTTCGCGAGGCGTGATCGCCCCACCGACCGGAGTCCAGTAATCGAATCCCAGTTGCAGGAGTTTGAAAAAACGCTTGTGGAATGCGTAGTTACGCACACGCTTAAAGTCTGCGTGTATCCACTCACCTATTTTGATTTGATGCAAAAAATCGCAACTCTCCGGCGTCGCCGGGAGAAGTAATCCGGAAGAGGTTTGTTTGACCAGTTGTATATGCGCCATCGTAGTTCTCCGCTGGCGCAGTAGAATGGGTGTTCAGCCCGTTATGTAGTATACCAGAATTAATGCCAATACTAACAGGATGCTCTGACTCGCAATTCATCCAGCAGTTTATCATTTCCCATAATGTCACTTACCCTCATCGGTAAAAAAATTGCCTTTCGACCATTACGATACATCATTGATTTTGGGGTTTCAGGGAAGTAATCCATTTCGACTATAACTGACAGGTCATCACGACGTATGACTGCGTATTTGCAACTAAATAGTTTCTTTATTTTTTCCACGATGCCTCCGAGTTTATAAGTACAAACGGTTATATCCACATAGAGACAAAAATATTAATCTGAAAAATATTTATTTCACGCCGTATATTTGATTATTTAATGTGCAGGTACAATGACTTTTATTTTTTGTTGTGTATATAATCAAATATATGGTTATTTTTCACCCTGCACATTCAGCGCGCAACAAAAAACCCGCCGAAGCGGGTTAAGTGCGGGTGCGTTGAGGATGCCTGACACATCAGAGGCGGCGGGGGATTTCTCCCTCGCCAAGTCTCTTACTCCTCAGGTTCGTAGACTGTGAAGACAGCGACCTCCGTCTGGCCGGTTCGGATTCGTACCTCGCAGAGGTCTTTCCTCGTTACCAGTGCCGTCACTATGACGGTTAAACAGATGACGATCAGGGCGATTAACATCGCCTTTTGCTGCTTCATAGCCTGCTTCTCCTTGCCTTTCGGCACGTAAGAGGCTAACCTAGATTTGCCGTTCATAGATTGAGCCTCAGATTAATGTTAAGCGTCTTGCAGGACGCGTAATGTTAACTGGGGCTTTTCTCTATCTGCCTTTTGGTGTTCATGCCTGAGACAGATAGCCTCAAGCACCCGCAGCAATTTTACTTAACTCCCTTTTTCCCGCAAACCGTTTTTATCCCCAGCGGCAAATCGAATACACAATCAGCGCCACCGCCATTGCGATTCCTACCGTGGTGAATGCTTCAGGCCAGGTCATCGTAAAATATCCTCCGCGTTTATCAGTCCGTTTCGCTTCAGGTAGACCATCGCCTTCTCCGGTAATTTGCAGTCCGGCTTCGCTTTCCTCAATTGGCTAACCAGTTGTTTAATCAGCATTGTTAATTCCCGTACCTGAACGCCCCCTTTGGTATCCTCATTGGTGAGGATACCATCGCCTTTCCCCTGAAGCATGGCGGCGCAGCAGGCGTTCCATGAAATTTCCTGAAGGGAACGACGAATCTGTGTGCTGCATATACTCCTCCCTGACTCCTGGCTGTTAAACCATGTTTCAAATTCCGGCACTACTGGTGCTGGTTGGGTGGTGACATTGGCAAAGGCTGCACGCAACCCGGCCTTAATTTCCTCTACCTCATCAGCACCTGGCGATGAATCTGACAGTGCGTGATGGAATGCGTAAGCCATGTCGTCGTTTACTGCAACTGGCTCTGCTTCAAGCGATGTCAGTGCGATTCGTGCCAGTTCTAGATCTCGTTCAACCATCTCAAGAACAACTTTGCAGTCCGCACCTTCTTTGCTAACGCGTCCTTTCACGTTTTCCAGATAACTAACGCTTTCGCGTGCATGGGAGATTAACTGTTCTTTGGTAAAGGTGGTCATTTGTTACTCCTTAACCCGCAGTGCTTTCAACTGATGAGGGGAACAAAATCTTTTCATCAAACCCTGCATTCATATCATGGACAGCAACACACCAATCCATTGACGAACGATTATCAAGAGCCTCCATGATTTCATCCATGCGGCGTAGGTCATACAGGTAAATGCTTTTATCGCCAATGGTGTAAAAGCCTATTTTTTTCGGTGACGGACAGCGATCAAGAACGTCCTGTAATTCGTTCAACCATGCTTGTTCTTTTTTTGTCAAAGTTGCCATATCAGCTTTCCTTATATGGGTTGATTTTGTTGTGCAGTGTGTTGAACGACGCCCATACCACGTCGTTATACAATTCAATAACTGGCTCAATTACTTTTCCGATTATCCAGGCCAGTAATAGCGGGGATATCGGTATCATCAACACGATAAACAGAATGAGAAACAAAAATTCTGTCGCTCTACTTTTTCGCGGATATTCTTTTCTGAATAATGTAGTCATTTCTTACCGCCCTTTCGGGCGGCCTCCTGACATTAATCGTTGTGATAACTCATAGCTTCATTTGCAGCATCAACTGGATCAACATCCCACCAGCAATAATTTGAGTCGGCTCCTTCAGGTGTCCACGGCTCTAATTCATTTTTTGCCGCATTCTCGTCGCCAGTAATTTTAAAAATCTGCTCAGAAAATTTCCTCACCCACTCGTTATATTTTTCCGCATTAATGGTTTTCTGTGTATTTAACATAGATATACCTCCAGTTAAGGATTTGATTTTATTTACAGTGCTAAATTTATTTATTCAGTTCTGGATTTTGTCGCCCTGCGTATCCGCGCTTTCGCGTTACGCTCAATCTGAATTAACTTTTCTATATTTTTCCGTCTTTCCTGTTCCTCCTGGCGCAATAGCCTTACATCATCTGCCAGTCTGGTTTCTCTTTTCGCCACAGAGAGCATCCAGTCAAACGGCTCCACAACTGCACCGCAGATTTTACAGCGGACCTGACGCTCTTTTTCGTCAACCCGGACAGAGGCGTGATGGCAATATGGTCTTTCCGATGGCTCATAAAGAAAATTAACCTGATTACGTGGGTCATCCTCTTTTGCCGGAAATAAAACAATATTACTTAACTCATCTTCTGGTTTTATTTCCATACTCCTCTCCTTTGATATGAATGCCAGCAACACGTAGTTCATGTTCTAAGTCAGCCAGATAAAGCCAGCAGCCATTTTCTTTAGGTATCATGACGTGGCGCTCATCATCATTTATCGGATGTCCATATCGAAGGCCGTAGCGAGTCGGCAAATGAACTTCCCGCGCTTCCAGCTCTTTAATGCGTTCCTCGAGTTCGTAGACTCTGCATTGTTCTTTATCATCAATCAGATATAACCCAAGACATTCGCTTTCTACCCAGCCACCGAAATCATGATCGTAACGCTCACACGAAAACTCACCATCGCTGTCCTTTGTTGGAATGGTGTAACTGTCTAATGGGCCGCCATACGTCGGCACATTGCCCAATTTCGGATGCTCAATCCACATGAAAAATGCACGTCCGGTTATAGGACAAATATCTGGTCGCCATTGGTTACTCACTGTTTGCCTCCTGGAAAATAACTGCATGCCCCAGTTTCTCCGCCAGCGCCAGTTCTGCCTTAGCGCCTGCTGACCGCTGCCAGCCTTTCAGCATGTAAATCGCATCCACACAACGAATCATTGCCATGCAAATATCCATGTAGTGTGGCTGTGTCAGCCCGTCTGGAAGTACTGCCGGGTTTAAGACTGTATGCCCTTCCCGTTTCAGTTCCTCTTCCGCCTTGTGGAACGCCTCACGGTTGAAATTTTTATACCCGGTCATCGGACCAGCGATATAAACCCTCACCCTCACGCCATCACCTCCTGAAAATTACCCTGATAAAACGCCAGCACTCGCTGCATAACCTCACTCTTCCGGCACTCGCGGCAGATTATGTTCTGGCTCCTGTCGTAGCGGCGTATTTCTCCGTCTGGTAACGACCAGATAAGGTCCGGATCAACCACAGATGTTTTTTTCTTCAGCTTTGCCCTTGAGAGTTTTTTGCGGGCATTTTGCCAGTCCTTACGAGCCTGCTCAGACGGGAATAATCCGTAGCCTGAATTGTAAACATCACCACTGGCGACCAATTCTCTGGCGAGAGTGCTTATGTAATACCTTGATGCACCGGTTTTAGCCTCCAGAGCCCGTAACGTCTCGCGACCGCTCAGACGTACAAGTTCAACAACCTGCCCTTTAATTTTTTCCCGATCTTTTGGTGTAAATACTTTTGCCATAAGCGCCTCCGGCAATCACTTTTCCGACACAATAAGACTGGAGGAATCTACAATCTGTCGGACAATATCCCGGTACTTGTTCAGCTCCCGCAGCGCGGCGCAGACTCGCTCCCACTTCTGGACATGACTTTTCGCCCGACGCAGTTCGCGGTTTGCCATATGCAGCGATGGTAAAATCAGGTCATCCGATCGCGTTTCGGTGAACGATGGCAGCGACTGCACAATGTCCGCCACAGTTTCTGTTTTAATATCTTCCTGTGTTGCAGCTTCCTGTACTGGTAACGCAACACATGCAGGCTGAGGAAAGGCTTTACCATCAGTTTCCGCTACCGATGCCGCTTTCGGCTCTGCTGGTAAATTATCGCCCGGTATGCAGTAACGAAATTTACCGCCCTGATTTACGCGAATCAGACGACCTTTGCTGATTGCCATTGCCAGCGTTGAAGCCACTTTGCGTGATGTGGTACCAAACAATGTAGCCAGCTCATCAGCCGTTTGTGGTCCGCGTTGTTCAATCGTCGCGGTTAAATCGCACTCTGAGATTTTCGCTACTGTTGCTGTGGTGGTTTCTTCCGGCAGTTCTGCCTGCGCTGGCTGTTCCTGCTGAACGTTGTTATCAGCCACACGCCAGGTGTACGCGCTTTTATCAACAAAACCAGCCTTTTTCAGTTCCCATAGTTCGTTCAGCACTTCTTCACGACTGATATCAAGTCGCGCAGCAAGTTCTATGGATGTGGCTTTTCCCATTGCTTTCAGTGCGTCAAAAACAGTCTCCATTAAATTTTTCTCCCGGTAAAAATTACTTCGCAATTCCTGGCTGGACGACATTCGGACGCCAGCTCTCCCAGTTAAAATTCACCCAACACCCGCCGTTCATGGTCATGCGATCCATAATCCTCTCGCCGAGCAATGTTTTCATGGCCTCATAGTTCAGGTTTGTCAGCATTCCCACGCTACGCATCGACGCTGTCCGTCGATCAATAATCTGGTGCAGTACCACCTGCTCGTTTTTCGTCTCGCGCTGAATGCCAATTTCATCAAGAACCAGCAGATCCACTTCGCACAGCTCCCGCAAAAATTTTTCGCCTGACTGCCCGTCGTCATAGCTGGCGTGCAGGGCGCTCATAACATCAGCCACGGTAACCACAATCACTGTCTGACCGTCTTTCAGCAGGCGATTCCCGATAGCTGCCGCTAAGTGATTTTTCCCGGTACCAGGTTTTCCGCTGAACGCAAAATTTGTACACCCGGTCATCAGTTCATCGGCGATGGATTTCGCCTGGCTTAACGCGTATCGCTGCCCTTCGTTCTGCACCTGGTAATTCGCAAACGAGCATTTGCGGTGCAACGGCTGGATGCCAGAGCGATTCAGGATTTTTTCCACCCGCAACTGACGATTCAGGCGGTTGATCTCCTCGCAACGTTTCTGGCCTTCAGCAAGTTGCCACTCGCGCCACTCCGCAACCGTTCTGAATGGGGCGGTTACATGTGGTGGGGTCAGTCTGCGGATACGCTCCAGAACGCCTCCTGTCGCAATATTTTTCATGGTCCGTTACCCCCTGAAGCCTGGCGGGATCGCACTGTCCGGCAACGAGACGGTGTTAACCTGTCGGAGCAACGTCTCAGGCCGAACACCTTTCGGCACGAACAGGCCCTGGTATTCATTGGCGATGCTGTGTCGAATCACCTGCTCAGGTGTAAAACCCTGCTGACGGAATTTTTCCAGCTCCCGTATCGCCCCGTTAGCGCCCTGCTCCGTTCGAATCGGTTTTCGCAATGCCTGCCTGAACTGAACCCACTCATGCCAGAGTGTTTCCGGCAACCAGTCAGGCAGCTCGATAGCCTCCGGCTCGAATTTTTTAGACGCTCGTTTTTGGCGAGGGGGATTTAGGGGGAGATCAGTATTTATATCTTCCTCTTCCTCTTCCTCTGGTAACGCTTTTTGATCCGTTTGTGTAACGCTGGCAGCGTTACCTTTTCGTTTCAGTTCGCGTATTTTTGTTACTCGCTCGTTTGTAACCGCCCGTTTTTTAGAGCTTTTCCCGTTATGACGTTCAAAGTTAGGTAGAGAAAGCCCACCGTCATTTTCGATCAGCCATCCAACCTGAATTAACGCATCAGCAAAACCAGCCATAAAAGTGATGCGATCTATTGCACTTTTTGTAACGCCGCGAGCGTTACAATCTGCATTACCGTCTATCATTTGTTGATCCGCCCATGCCCAGAAGCGAATAACCTTCCCTAATGCGGCATCTGGATCAATATTCAGAATCTCAGCAAGCCTGAATATTTCCGGCTTATCCGGCGTAATAACCTCGAGCTTTATCCAGTTTGAAGCCATTTGTTTTCACCTTGTAACGCTCGCAGCGTTACATTTAACTGATACCGAACAAAACAATCCGGCACGATCAATTTCAATCAATGCACTACGACAGAATCGCCGGGCGACCCACCACCGCTGAAATGTGCTTTCCGGTAAACGGCCTGGACTGCATCATCATGCGCATCAATTGCCGTACTCAACGCTTCCTGCGCCGCCAGTAATGCACGGCGTTCCAGGGTATCGAAGATGCAGAGTCGGTGACGCAGCTCGCGCGGAAGAATTGCCAGAACCGCAGGGATCAGTTTCTGAATTTTTTCCCTTTGCGCTTTCGTTTCACCTTTCAACCAACGGTGATAGATATTCTGCTGATTGTTCCAGTCCTTGCCTGGTACAAGGGGCAATTCGCCGCCCCCCTGGCGCAGATATTCTTCAGTAATTGCGTTAGCGACCCACGCCTGCCCTTTTTCGGCTGCCAGGGCTAACAACACTGATTCGATGTGCTCATGCCTGATTTTCATGAATCAACCGCTCCTATGCTGTTTTCGCTATGCTTACCGTCTGGGGGGAATACATCGTCAAGTCCACAATGAGCGCCAAGCCGATTAAGGGTAGAAACAATTTTTCTGCACTCCTCTAGTCCAGGGGTACGAAAATTTGCTTCGTAATTTGCCAGTCGGCTTTGTATCCACCCTAACTGAACAGCAAGTTGTCTTTGAGACAGCCCAAGCTGTTTTCGATATGTTGAAATTTTGTTCATTGAAAACCTCCGATGACAATTTTAAACACACCTTGTGTTATATGGTCAAGCTGTTTTGTGTTTTATGTAAATCACGATTCGTGATACAAGGATGCAATGGAAAAAGAAAACGAAAAAATTGCCGCTAGTAGGCTCAATGACAAAATTGCAATGCGTCTTAAAGAGCGCAGGCAGAAGCTTGGTTTATCTCAAGGAAAACTTGCTGAAATCTGCGGATGGACGCAATCGCGTATAGGTAACTATGAGGCGGGCAGCAGAAATGTTGGAGTGCATGACGCTGTCGTATTGGGAAAGGCACTTGGCATATCTCCTCCTGAGCTCCTATTTGGAGAACAGGAATCTTCTGAATTGTGGTTAAATGAATCCCAACGAAAACTTCTTGAGTTGTTTAACCAGCTACCGGGCTCAGAACAACAACGAATGATTGAGCTATTTGAAGTCCGGCTAAAAGAAATCGATGAGTATGTAGAAAAATATTTGAGAGGCAGGCTTAAAGATAATCCCCCACCGGAGTAATGATCTTGCTATCACAGTAATATGCCAATCAGCCCGCTATCAGCGGGCTTTTTTGTACCATCATCATATGACACTCACCACAAAACACATTTCGTGTTGACACAAGAAAACACATTGTGTTTAATAAGCATATCCAAACAACGCCCCACCAGAGAACGGCAGGACAATACCTCGAGTTATCCAGCCACTGAACAGGGCTAAGTAGCCAGCCTGAGGCATACGAACATGACGGCAGTTGTTGATTGATACAAAGCGCAGTAGATAAAACGTTCCGCCACCCGGCGTTAAGGGGAAATGAGGTCAACATGGATACTATCGATCTTGGCAACAACGAATCTCTGGTATGTGGCGTGTTTCCCAATCAGGACGGCACATTCACCGCCATGACGTATACCAAAAGCAAAACGTTTAAAACCGAAGCTGGCGCACGTCGCTGGCTTGCCAAAAATACCAGCTAAACCATTTATTGGATTAATTCAATATTCTTGCTGTAGGGGTATAGCCGAGGCCACCAAAGCCCGGAGGTGGTGAAATAAAACCGGGCACAACACCAAGGCGCATTTCCGGTATCCATAAAGAGTCGGTCTTGTCTGTTAAATTTAAATGGTGGGAGTGCGCCTCCGGTTGTAAATAACGACATTGCTATGTGTAGTCTTTGGCGGCATCAGTTCTACTCCGTGGCTGCCCTGCCGCCCCTTTTTAAAGTGAATTTTGTGATGCGGTGAATGCGGCTAAGCGCACGCGGCACAGTTAAAAGCATCAGTGTTATGGGTGGATTATCCGGCGTTAATTGTTAACTGGTTAACGTCACCTGGAGGCACCAGGCACCGCATCGACAAAATTCATTTGTAAAAATGGAGATAATTATGATTGCTCATCACTTCGGAACTGATGAAATACCACGTCAGTGTGTGACTCCTGGCGATTATGTTCTTCATGAAGGTCGGACATATATCGCCTCGGCAAACAATATTAAAAAGCGAAAACTTTATATTCGTAACCTGACTACAAAAACATGCATTTCTGACTGCATGATTAAAGTCTTCCTCGGTCGTGATGGTTTACCTGTAAAGGCGGAGTCATGGTGATGACTAAGAAAATAAAATGTGCTTATCACCTTTGCAATAAAGAAATTGAAGAAAGCAAAATCATTACAAGACCACTTCATTTCATGCGTGGAGTTATACCAACGACGGAAATGAAAAAATATTGTAGTGAAATCTGTGCCGAAAAAGACCAGATGGCACACGAACTTTAATTAACTGACTATCCGAAACTGAATTTATGCCAGCAATGGCAGGGATTCTATCAATCTTAAAAAAGGAAACAGAAATGAGCATTATTGAATGTGAAATTGAACTTAATGTCATTAACGATTCTCTCGCCGAATTCAAATGTGGGAATACATTACATGGTTTTATTCAGATTTCCCAAAAAGAAAACGTTACGGTAATTATTGATGGCAGTTACGTTCTGGGAACATTTGATTGTTATGTGTGTGCCATTAAAGAAGTCGCATTACTCGCAGCTCGTATTGAAGAAGCTGACAAGAAATACGGCATCAGTTATCAACGACTGAAAGAACTCTCAGGCATTGCATCATCAGTTCATTTCTTTTATGCAATCTGAATATGAGTTGAGGTTAAAAAACAATGAGCACAAAACCACTCTTCCTGTTACGGAAAGCGAAAAAATCATCCGGTGAACCTGACGTCGTCCTGTGGGCAAGCGACGATTTTGAATCGACCTGTGCCACTCTGGACTACCTGATCGTTAAGTCAGGTAAAAAACTGAGCAGCTATTTTAAAGCTGTTGCCACGAATTTTCCTGTCGTTAATGACCTGCCCCCTGAAGGTGAGATCGATTTTACCTGGAGTGAACGCTATCAACTCAGCAAAGACTCCATGACCTGGGAACTAAAACCGGGAGCAGCGCCAGACGACGTTCACCACCAGGATAATGCTCAAGAAACCAAAGAACTGGCGGGAGGCCAGGAAGAAAACGCGCAGGCAGACGCCCACGAGGATTGCCAGGATTGCGAAGTCTCTGTAGCCACTTTGCGGTTCACACAGCGTCTTCTGCACATTTTTACGTATGCAGCCGGGGATCGGAAATACCTGCATCATGCCACCCGTGAACAACGCAAACACATTACTGCTCTTGAGATGGATCAGGAAAACAGCTATGTCCAGAATCTGCTGTTGGCCATACGCAGCATGGCAGAACCGACAACTCTGGATAATGCCGCCCTGCTCCGCCTGACTGATGCAATTAAGGCAGTGTTCTCTATCACGAAAAAACATCAGCCCTATGAATTTAAGAATTTCATTTCAGCCTGGCTGGATACCGAACACATTGATCGCGGTCTTCTGACAAAAGAATGGCGAAAAGGAAATCGTGTTTCACGCATCACGCGCACGGCTTCCGGCGCTAATGCTGGCGGCGGGAACCTCACCGATCGCGGCGAAGGTTTCGTTCACGATCTGACGTCACTGGCGCGCGACGTAGCCACTGGCGTACTGGCTCGTTCAATGGACGTGGACATTTATAACCTTCATCCGGCACACGCTAAACGTGTCGAGGAAATTATCGCTGAAAATAAACCACCCTTTTCTGTTTTCCGCGACAAATTCATCACCATGCCTGGTGGGCTGGATTATTCCCGCGCCATCGTGGTTGCGTCCGTAAAAGAAGCACCAATTGGGATCGAGGTTATCCCCGCACACGTCACTGAATATCTGAACAAAGTACTGACTGAAACTGATCATGCCAACCCTGATCCAGAAATCGTGGATATTGCCTGCGGTCGTTCCTCTGCCCCGATGCCGCAGCGTGTAACAGAAGAAGAAAAACAGGATGATGAAGAAAAACTGCAACCATCTTGCGCAATGGCAGATGAACAGGCAACGGCTGAAACAGTGGAACCGGATGCAACTGAACATCATCAGGACACGCAGTCGCTGGATGCTCAGTCACAGGTAAATTCTGTTGATGCGAAATATCAGAAACTGCGGGCAGAACTCCATGAAGCCCGGAAAAACATTCCGCCCAAAAATCCTGTCGATGCAGACAAATTACTGGCTGCCTCTCGCGGAGAATTTGTTGAAGGGATTAGCGACCCGAACGATCCGAAATGGGTTAAGGGGATCCAGACTCGCGATTCTGTGTACCAGAACCAGCCAGAAACGGAAAAAATCAGCCCGGATGCGAAACAACCTGAGCCAGTAGTGCAACAGGAACCGGAAATAGTCTGCAATGCCTGCGGTCAGACTGGCGGGGATAACTGCCCTGACTGTGGTGCGGTGATGGGCGACGCAACATACCAGGAAACATTCGGTGAAGAGAATCAGGTTGAAGCTAAGGAAAAAGATCCGGAGGAAATGGAAGGCGCTGAACATCCGCACAATGAGAATGCTGGCAGCGATCCGCATCGCGATTGCAGTGATGAAACTGGCGAAGTCGCAGATCCCGTAATCGTAGAAGACATAGAGCCAGGTATTTATTACGGAATTTCGAATGAGAATTACCACGCGGGTCCCGGTGTCAGTAAGTCTCAGCTCGATGACATTGCTGATACTCCGGCACTGTATTTGTGGCGTAAAAATGCCCCCGTGGACACTACAAAGACAAAAACGCTCGATTTAGGAACCGCTTTCCACTGCCGGGTACTTGAACCGGAAGAATTCAGTAACCGCTTTATCGTAGCACCTGAATTTAACCGCCGTACAAACGCCGGAAAAGAAGAAGAGAAAGCGTTTCTGATGGAATGCGCAAGCACAGGAAAAACGGTTATCACTGCGGAAGAAGGCCGGAAAATTGAACTCATGTATCAAAGCGTTATGGCTTTGCCGCTGGGGCAATGGCTTGTTGAAAGCGCCGGACACGCTGAATCATCAATTTACTGGGAAGATCCGGAAACAGGAATTTTGTGTCGGTGCCGTCCGGACAAAATTATTCCTGAATTTCACTGGATCATGGACGTGAAAACCACAGCGGATATTCAACGATTCAAAACGGCTTATTACGACTACCGCTATCACGTTCAGGATGCATTCTACAGTGACGGTTATGAAGCACAGTTTGGCGTGCTGCCAACTTTCGTTTTTCTGGTTGCCAGCACAACTGTTGAATGCGGACGTTACCCGGTTGAGATTTTCATGATGGGCGAAGAAGCAAAACTGGCAGGCCAGCAGGAATATCACCGCAATCTGAGGACCCTGGCTGACTGCCTGAATACCGATGAATGGCCAGCTATTAAAACGTTATCACTGCCCCGCTGGGCTAAGGAGTATGCAAATGACTAAGCAACCACCTATCGCAAAAGCCGATCTGCAAAAAACCCAGGGAAACCGTGCACCAGCAGCAGTAAAAAATAACGACGTGATCAGCTTTATTAATCAGCCATCAATGAAAGAGCAACTGGCAGCAGCTCTCCCACGCCATATGACGGCTGAACGAATGATACGTATCGCCACCACAGAAATTCGTAAGGTTCCGGCGCTAGGAAACTGTGACACCATGAGTTTTGTCAGTGCGATCGTTCAGTGTTCACAGCTCGGCCTTGAGCCAGGTAGCGCCCTCGGCCACGCATATTTACTGCCTTTTGGTAATAAAAACGAAAAGAGCGGTAAAAAGAACGTTCAGCTAATCATTGGTTATCGCGGCATGATTGATCTGGCTCGCCGTTCTGGTCAAATCGCCAGCCTGTCAGCCCGTGTTGTCCGTGAAGGTGACGAGTTTAGTTTTGAATTTGGCCTTGATGAAAAGTTAATACACCGCCCGGGAGAAAACGAAGATGCACCAGTGACCCACGTCTATGCTGTCGCAAGACTGAAAGACGGAGGGACTCAGTTTGAAGTTATGACGCGCAAACAGATTGAACTGGTGCGCAGCCAGAGTAAGGCTGGTAATAACGGGCCATGGGTAACTCACTGGGAAGAAATGGCAAAAAAAACGGCTATTCGTCGCCTGTTTAAATACCTGCCTGTCTCAATTGAAATCCAGCGTGCAGTATCAATGGATGAAAAGGAACCACTGACAATCGATCCGGCAGACTCCTCTGTATTAACCGGGGAATACAGTGTAATCGATAATTCAGAAGAATAATTCAGCCTGGCGGTGTAATGCACCGCCAACGTGAGACAGTTTTTATGACAAAAATTATGAGATATGACGATGTTAAACCATGTCCGTTTTGTGGTTGTCCATCTGTTACGGTGAAAGCAATTTCAGGATATTACCGGGCAAAATGCAACGGATGCGAATCCCGAACTGGCTATGGTGGAAGTGAAAAAGAAGCACTCGAAAGATGGAATAAACGAACTACTGGAAATAATAATGGAGGTGTTCATGTATAAAATAACTGCCACTATTGAAAAAGAAGGTGGCACTCCTACTAACTGGACAAGATATTCAAAATCTAAATTAACGAAATCAGAATGCGAAAAAATGCTCTCAGGGAAAAAAGAAGCAGGCGTGTCCAGAGAGCAGAAAGTAAAGCTGATAAATTTTAATTGCGAGAAACTTCTGTCCTCGTGAGTTGCATTATATACAAATTAGAACTTCATAGCTGATTATTAAAAATCAACCACACCCGCCAGTATTCTGTATATTTACTGGCGGTCATATCGTAAGAGGTATGGCAATGAATCTTGTGACACTCAAAACGTGGGGAAAACTCAGATATCCGGATAACCCACCATCAATATCAACGCTGAGACGATGGGCAAGGAATGGAAACATTTATCCTGCACCTGAACTACACGGGAGAAGTTACAGGGTGGTTCCGGAAGCTTTCTATATCAACCCAAATAAGGTTGATACCGATATAACACACCATCAGCCTAATGGGCGACAAGGGAGAGACAGTCCGTTACTGGAGAAGTTAAAACATGCAGCGGAAAAAATACGATCCCAATTTGCCTAAAAACTTAACATATCGAAGGAGGGACAAAGCATATTACTGGCGCAACCCTCTGACGAAAGAAGAATTTACACTAGGTAAAATTTCAAGAAGAGATGCAGTAGCGCAGGCAATTGAAGCAAATCATTATATATACAAAAACTACTCTCCTGCTGCCTTAATTGAAAAACTAAAAGGGTTCGACTCATTTACTATGGCAGACTGGATTGAACGTTACAAAACGATTCTTATAAGGAGAAAAGTGTCCAGAAATACTTATAAAATTCGGGTAAATCAACTGGAGACAATAAAAGAAAAATTAGGAGGAGTTTTACTGACAGAAATAACCACTCGCCATATTGCCGAGTTTCTTGATTTGTGGATTGAAGGAGGGAAAAACACGATGGCAGGATCAATGCGTTCTGTGTTATCTGATATGTTCCGCGAGGCCATTGTTGAAGGACGTATATCTCAAAATCCAGTAACGCCAACAAGAGCACCGAAAATAGTAGTTACAAGAGAACGGCTGAAACTAAAGACATACAACTGCATCAGGGAGGCAGCAGATCAACTTCCGACATGGTTCCCATTAGCTATGGACTTAGCCCTTGTAACAGGACAACGTCGCGAAGACATAACAAATATGCGGTTCAGTGAGATTTATGATGATCGTCTCCACATCAGGCAAATTAAGACAGGAATGATGATTGCTATCCCCCTGTCACTCAGCCTTCCTGTCGCTGGTTTACGACTTGGTACAGTAGTTGAACAGTGCCGCATGGTAAGTAGGGGGGATTATCTAATCAGTGCCGGGATTAGAAAAAACAGCCCTGACGGCAGCATTCACCCGGACGGCCTGACAAAGAAATTTGTCGCAGCCAGAAAATTAACAGGTATCCAGTTCAGTGAAAACCCACCAACTTTTCACGAGATCAGAAGTCTGGCTGGACGATTGTACAAAGAAACATGTGGGGAAGAATTTGCTCAACGTCTACTTGGCCACACATCGGAGAAGACAACAAAAATGTATCTTGATGAGAGAGAAAAAACGTACTTACTGCTCTGATTTTAACGTAAATGGATTGTTAAATGTGTTTTGGTTGTGATATAACCAAAAAAGACCGGAATACAGAAATTCGAGTAAATTTCGAGTAATTTCGGGGAGACGTTTGCAACTAATTGATTTTAAATACAATTAAAAAAAGACCGAATACGATTCCTGTATTCGGTCCAGGGAAATGGCTCTTGGGAGAGAGCCGTGCGCTAAAAGTTGGCATTAATGCAGGCTTAGTTGCCTTGCTCTTTAAGAATAGATGACGACGCCAGGTTTTCCAGTTTGCGTGCAAAATGGTCAATAAAAAGCGTGGTGGTCATCAGCTTAAATGTTAAAAACCGCCCGTTCTGGTGAAAGAACTGAGGCGGTTTTTTATTGGAAATCAAAAGGCTATTTTAGGTAATTAACAGAGTTTTTCAGCTCGCTCTATAAACGGTGCCAGACTCATTTTTTCGCCGGGATTGTTAGGATCATCAATCTGAATCACCGAAATGGGTTGGGCTTTAGTCTTCCCACTGGCAACTTCCTTTTGTGCGATATCGTTTAAAGGATACTGCACGAGGGTACTTGGGTTAATGACATACAAAGCATTACCCGGTCGGCAAGTCAGCATCACCTCTTCGCGATTAAACGCCCATTTGTCTTTACCCACTTCAAAACGGCTGACGGTAATCACCTGCGGTGCCGCCAGCGCAGCTGCAGAACTGGTGAGTAACAGAAACGCCAGAATACTTTTTCTCATCAT